AAATGCAGAAGATGTAATTAGTGGTTCAACTCAAATCAATATAAATCATTTAGATACAGATGATTTATCAGAAGGTTCTACAAATTTATATTATACTGATGCAAGAGTAAAAACAAAATTAAACACAGAAACTGTATTTAGTGGTTCATCTCAAGTAAATGCAGATACAATAACCAACTTTGATACCAATGTAAAGGATAAATTAAATACCGAAACTGTAATTAGTGGTTCATCTCAAGTTGACCATGATGCAACTACAAACTTTAGTGCAGATGAACACTACACTCAAGCAAATATAACAACAGTCGGAACGATTGGAACTGGTGTATGGCAAGGTACTGCTATCGCAGATGCATATTTATCATCAAATACTGCACACTTAAGTGGTACACAAACATTTAGTGGAACAAAAACCTTTACTAATGAAACAACTCACAATGGTGGTATAAAATTAGGTGATAATGATAAGATAAAATGGACTTCTGATGCAGTTCATATAGCGGGAACTGAAAGTGGTGATGAATTAAACTTTTCAGTTGGAAGTACACGAAGGTTAACCATAACTGAAACAGAAATTAGTAGTTCTTTACCAATAGTTGGTGAGATAAATGCTGTAAATGGAGTAGTTTCTGGTTCTGTTCAAGTAAACGCTGATACAATAACCAACTTTGATACCAATGTAAAAGATAAGATGAATTCTGATGGTGTATTTAGTGGTTCTATACAATTACATACTGATTTAGATTTAAGGTACTTAGAAATAACAGGAGATGATGTAGTTAGTGGTTCAATACAAGTTGACCATGATGCAACTACAAACTTTGTAGCAAACGAACATATTGACCACTCAAGTATTACAATTGGTAGTGGAAAAGGTATGAGTGGTGGTGGTACTATTGATACAAATAGAAGTTTATCATTAGATACTGGTTCTGCTCATTTTGATGATGGTATAAAGAAAATAATAAATGATGAAAACGTAATTAGTGGTTCAACATTCTCATCACCATCTCAAGGTACGGTAAGAGCTACAATAAATGGAGCAAATACTAATGTTGATACTGGATTACAAACTGGTGATTCACCTACATTCCAAGGGTTAACACTTCAAGATGTTTCCGGATTAGATAGTACTCATTATAATGTTTTCATGAGTGGTTCTGGTGGAGTAGTTGGAAAAAGAACTTTAGCTACTGCTGCTTTCTATCATGTATCATCATCTATTTCGGATGGTAATACTGCTGTACTTGGTAATGCAGGAGCAGTAAAGGATTATATTGATGAAGCTTTAATAGCAGTTGGTGCGGGTGATATTACAAAAGTAACTGCGGGAGCAGGTATGAGTGGTTCAACCGATAGTGGAGAAGCAGTTGTTGCTATTGCTACGGGTTCTTCTCACTTTGTTGGTGGTGTAACATCCGCAATGAATGGAACTAGTGTAACATTTGCAGATGGGGATTTCACTGGTAATGTTGAAATAAACGGAAACTTAATAGTACAAGGTTCAGCAACAGAATTACAAGTATCGGAATTAAGAGTTGAAGATAAATTAATAACAATTGCAAGTGGTTCAGCAAATTCATTAGCAGCAAACGGAGCTGGTATTGAAATTGATAGAGGAAGTGATTCTAATATAACATTAACTTGGAATCATAGTGATAGTAGATTACAAACTAATGATGATTTCTATGTTAGTGGTACACTTAGTGCGACTGGTGATATTGTAGCATATGCATCTTCAGATGAAAGATTAAAAGATAATATTTCACCAATCAAAAACCCAATAGAAAAAATAAATCAAATTTCTGGTAATAGTTTTAATTGGAACGAAAATAAGCAAGATATTTATAAAGGTAAAGATTACGGAGTAATTGCTCAAGAAATCGAATCAGTATTGCCTGAATTGGTAGTGGAGAGAGAAGATGGATATAAGGCAGTTAAATATGATAAACTAGTATCTCTACTAATAGAAGGAATTAAAGAGTTATCAAATGAAGTTAATCAACTCAAACAACAAATTAACAAGGAATAAGATATGATTTTACATAACCCCATCGTTTCAGGTTCATTAACCCTATCATCAAATGCAACTTTTACTGCAAATAATGGTTCTGTTTCTGGTTCTGGACAAATAATAAGTTTATTGCCATCGGGAGTGGTATCGGGTTCATCTCAAGTAAGTTTAAATGGTTTTGATACGGATAACCTATCTGAAGGTTCTTCAAACTTATACTATACAGATACACGAGTAAAAACAAAATTAAATGCAGATGGTGTAATTAGTGGTTCTTCACAATTAGCTACAACCTTCTTAGAAATTAACGGAGATAGTGTATTTTCATCATCGATTCAAGTGAATGCTGATACAATCACAAACTTTGATACAAATGTAAAAGCTAAGTTAAATGCAGAAACTGTAATTAGTGGTTCATCTCAAGTAACAATAACAGAATCACAAATTAGTGATTTAGACAAATATAATGATTCTGATTTCGATACAAGATTAGCAAGTAAAACAACTACCAATCTAACCGAAGGCTCTAATTTATATTATACAGTAGATAGAGCAAAATTAAAAATGAACCAAGATGGAGTAATATCTGGTTCATCTCAATTAACAACTACATTTGATACACGCTACTTAAATACAGAGGGAGATGGTGTAATATCGGGTTCTTCACAAATATCACTTAGTGGATTCAATACTTCACAATTATCTGAAAATACAAACCTTTATTATACAGATGCAAGAGTAAAAACAAAATTAAATACAGATGGTGTAATTAGTGGTTCAACATTTAGTTCACCAAGTCAAGGTACTGTTAGAGCTACAATAAATGGGGCAAATACTGATGTTGATACCGGATTACAAACTGGTGATAATGTTCAATTTGCAAATTTAACACTAACTGGTAATTTATCTGTTCAAGGTAATACAACTACAATTGATTCAACTACTGTAAACATTGGTGATAATATATTAGAACTTAACTATGGTGGTTCACAAACAACTAGTGGTATCTATGTAACAGATGGAACTGGTGTATCACAAACAAGTGGTTCATTTGTTTGGGATGCTACTGATGGTAAAGATTATTGGAAAGCTGGTAAACTAGGAAGTGAATCAGAAGTTCTTACAACTTCAAACCTTGTATCAAAACTACCAAGTGGAACTATAAGTGGTTCATCTCAAGTAACAGTAACAGAATCACAAATTAGTGATTTAGACAAATATACTGATTCTGATGTAAAAACAAAATTAAATGCAGAAACTGTAATTAGTGGTTCTTCTCAAGTAGTATTAAATGATGCTATTAAGACAGGATTTGATACTGCCGATGTTTCGGAACATTCAAGTAACTTATATTACACAGATGCAAGAGTAAAAACAAAATTAAATGCAGAAGGAGCGTTTTCATCATCAGCTCAGTTGGGTATTAACAATAATACAATAACATTTACTGCAGGTGATGGATTAAGTGGTGGTGGTACAATAACACTAAACCAAAGTTCAGATGAATCCGTATCATTTAAGGTAGGTGATGGAATAGTATCTGGTTCAGACCAAATCGCTTCAACATTTGCACAAACAATATTAGATGATGCAGATGCAGGAGCAGTTAGAACTACAATCGGAGTTGATGCCGCTGGAACTGATAATTCAACAGATGTAACTTTAGGAAATACTAATTACTTAACAATAAGTGGACAAGCAATAACTGGTGGTACAATTCCACTCTCAAGTGGTGGTACAGGTGCAACTTCAGCTGAAAATGCAAGAACCGCACTTGGAGTTGATGCCGCTGGAACTGATAATTCAACAGATGTTACTTTATCTAGTACTCTTGATTACATTTCTATTAGTGGACAAGAAATATCAGTAGGACAAGTAGATTATAGTACGGATATATCAAATACTCCAACAACAATTACTTCTACTCAAGCAGGAAACATTACTACAAACAACGCCAAAGTTGGATATACGGATGCACTTGTTAAAACAAAATTAAATGCAGAAACTGTAATTAGTGGTTCGGGACAAGTAAATGCAGATTCAATAATCAATTTCGATTCAAACGTAAAAGCAAAAATAAATACTGAAAACGTTGTTAGTGGTTCATCACAAATTATTAGTTTAGTTGGTGTTGATGAAGATAACATGAATTCTAACTCAGCAACTAAATTTCCATCTCAACAATCTGTTAAAGCATATGTAGATGCACAAATTGATACTAAAGATGCTTTAAGTGAATTAAGTGGAAATACTGATGATGTATCTGAAGGAAGTAGTAACTTATATTACACAGATGCAAGAGTAAAAACAAAATTAAATGCAGAAACTGTAATAAGTGGTTCATCTCAAGTAGATGTTGCTTCAACTACAAACTACTCTAGTATTAATCAATATAGTGATGCAAAAGTAAAAACAAAATTAAATGCAGAAACTGTAATAAGTGGTTCATCACAAATAACAATAACAGAATCTCAGATTTCTGATTTATCTCACTATACTGATGCTAATGTAATAACTGTTTTAAATGATAATACAGTAATAAGTGGTTCATCACAAATTACTAATGGAAGTACTTTATTAAGTGGTTCAAATTCAATTTCAATAGATGGTTCTGCTATCTCACTTGGTGGTTCAGTAACAACTTTACAATTAGGTACGAGTAGTGAAACTGCACTTGCTGGAAATACTAGAACTATTTCTTCTGGTGAAATAACATCAATCTCAACTAACTCTAGTAAAGTTGGTTACACAGATGCAAGAGTAAAAACAAAATTAGATGCAGATGCGGTATCAAGTGGTTCTGCTTCAGAAATAAAATCATTCTTAGGTATATCCTCATCAGATATTTCTGATGTTGCAGCGTTCTCACAAAGTGGAACTTACGCAAATTTAAGAGCACAAGCAACTACTGCTGGTGATGTTGGTTTAGCAAATGTAACAAACGAATCAAAAGCAACGATGTTTGCAGGAGCTGCATTAACAAATGACCCAACTGCACCAACTCAAGGTGGTACAGATGATTCTACTAAAATAGCAACAACTGCGTTCGTACAAGATAGAGTAGATACAATAATAGGAAATGCTGGTTCAACATTAGATACACTAGGTGAACTATCTGCTTCATTAGCAGCAGATTCTGGTTCACTTGCAAGTTTAGTAACAACCGTAGGAACAAAATTATCAAAAGGGAGTAACTTATCTGATTTAGCAAATACTGGAACTGCTAGAACTAACTTAGGTGTAGATGCAGCTGGAACTGATAATTCAACAGATGTAACACTTGTAACAACCTCACATGATTATTTATCAATTAGTGGACAGGCAATAACATTAGGACAAGTGGATTATTCTTCGGATATATCAAACTTACCAACTTTATTAACATTAGGAAGTACAAGTTCAACTGCACTCGCAGGAAATACTAGAACTATTAGTTCTACCGAAATTAGTAATATCTCAGATAACAACGATAAGGTAACTAACGTATCAACTGATTTAAGTATCACAGGTACAACTGGAGCTAGAACAATAGTTTCTTCAGATGGTAACAACGCCGTTATTCCAATCGCTACAACAAGCGTATCTGGTTTATTATCTCCAACTTTATTTGATGAGATAGCAGCGAATACTGCTAAATCAACCGATGTTAATCATAACGTATCAACTAATTTATCAGAAGGTACTACAACTGAAACAACTGTTGATGTAAATTCAAGTGATGGTAATAATGCAACATTAGCATCTGCATCTACTAGTAGAGCAGGTGTATTAACAAAAGCAAAATTTGATGAAATTGTAGCAAATACTTCTAAAGTAGGATATACAGATGCACTTGTAAAACTTAAATTAGATGCAGATACTGTAATTAGTGGTTCATCACAAATATTAGATTTAGTATCTGTTGATGAAGATAACTTCTCATCCAATTCAGCAACCAAAGTACCAACTCAACAATCTGTAAAAGCATATGTAGATTCTAAAGCACAATCACAAGATAATACAGATGAAATAACCGAAGGTTCAACAAATCTTTATTATACAGATGCAAGAGTAAAACTTAAATTAGATGCAGATACTGTAATTAGTGGTTCATCACAAGTTAATTATAACTCAATACAAAATCAACCAACAATTCCATCAGCAGCAAGTAATGCAACAATTACACTTACTGCAGGTACTGATTTAGGAACTGGTGGTAATTTTACTACGAATCAAAGTTCAAATGAAACTATTACAATAAATCATAGTGATATTTCAAGAACTGATACAACATCAACTAGTTCACCTTCATATGGAGGAACATTTACTGCAATTGACTCAGTTACAACTTCGGCTAGAGGACACGTTACTGCGTTAAATGTTAAAACTGTAACACTACCATCAACAGATGATACATCATATGATTTAAATGTACAAGCAGGTGCATCCAATACATCTATAATCAGATTAGCTGGTTCAGATTCCACAAATGATGATGTTACTTTAAGTGGTGGAACTGGTATTACAATTTCTGAAAGTGGAAATGTTATCACAATTACTGGTACTGCACAATATGGAGATTCTGATGTACTAACTGTTTTAAATGATAATGCAGTATTTAGTGGTTCTTTAGCGGCATCTGATATATCGGATTTCGATACAGAAGTTGGTAATAACTCCGCAGTTGCTGCCAATACTGCTAAAGTAAGTGATATCAATCACAACGTATCAACTAACCTTAGTGAAGGAACTTCAACTACAACAACTGTTGATGTAAATTCAAGTGATGGTAGTAATGCTACTTTAGTATCTGCTTCAACCACAAGAGCTGGTTTATTAACAAAAGCAAAATTTGATGAAATTGTAGCAAATACTTTAAAAGTAAGTGATATTAATCATAACGTATCAACCGATTTAAGTATTACGGGTACAACTGGAGCTAGAACAATAGTTTCTTCAGATGGTACTAATGCTGTTATTCCACTTGCAACAACATCTGTATCTGGTTTATTATCACCTGGTTTATTTGATGAGATTGATGCCAATACTGCTAAAGTAAGTGATATTAATCATAACGTATCAACCGATTTATCAGAAGGAACTGCAACTGAAACAACTGTTGACGTAAATTCAAGTGATGGTACTAATGCAACATTAGCATCGGCATCTACGACTAGAGCTGGTTTATTAACAAAAGCAAAATTTGATGAGATAACAGCGAATACTTTAAAAGTAAGTGATATTAACCATAACGTATCAACTGATTTAAGTATCACAGGTACGACTGGGGCTAGAACAATAGTTTCTTCAGATGGTACTAATGCAGTAATCCCAATAGGTACAACAAGTGTATCTGGTTTATTATCTCCAACTTTATTTGATGAGATAGCAGCGAATACTGCTAAAGTAAGTGATATTAACCATAACGTATCAACTAATTTATCTAAGACAGTTAGTGGTACTGGATTCTCAATTAATTCATCAGATGGTAATAATGTAGCATTAACATTAGCAGATACGGATAATTGGGGATTGATGTCAGATGAGATGTTTGATAAATTAGATGGAATTGAAGCATCTGCAGACCAGAACAGAACAGATTCAGAAATTCAAAGTTCTATTGGAACTGGTAATGAAAAGTTCGTACCAGCAACTGGAACAGATGGACACTTCTTAAAACATGATGGTACATTTGGATTACCTTCTTATACTACTAATACAAATCTATCAACAGAAGCAGTTCAAGATATAGTAGGTGGAATGTTTACTTCTAATACTGATACTAGAGTAACAACTACATATGATGATACCAACGGAAAAGTTAGTGTAGTAGTTAATGATATGACTGCTAACGATAATGATGATGTTTCTGTTGCAAATTTAAAAACTAGATTAGCCGGAGGTTTTGGTTCAAACGCAGTATCAATTGGTGATTCAACAGATACAGTAACTATTCCTGGTGATTTAGTAGTAACTGGAACAACAACTACAAACAACGTAACAACAATTTCAACATCTAATGGTGTTGTATTTGAAGGTACTACCGCAGATGGACATGATGCTACTCTTTTATCAGTAGTTGCAGGTGCAGATGTGACATATACTCTACCAAATAAGACGGGTACTGTTGCAATGACATCCGATATTACTGGTACGAATAGTGGAACTAACACTGGTGATGAAACTAAATCAAGTATAAATGCTTTAGATATCACAGAGGTTGGAACAATATCAAGTGGTGTATGGCAAGGTTCAGCAATATCAACTACATACTTAAGTGGACAAAGTGGAACTAATACCGGTGATGAAACTAAATCAAGTATAAATGCTTTAGATATCACAGAGGTTGGAACAATATCAAGTGGTGTTTGGAATGGTAGTGCAATTTCAACTACATACTTAAGTGGACAGAGTGGAACTAATACCGGTGATGAAACACTAACAAGTATAAATGGGTTAGGTATCACAACTGTTGGTACAATCGATAGTGGTACATGGAATGGTACTGCAATCGCATCAGCTTACTTAGATTCAGATACTGCACACCTAAGTGGAACACAAACATTTAGTGGAGCTAAAACATTTAGTTCACAATTAGTTTCTTCAGTTGCAACTGGTACTGCACCATTCGCAGTAACCTCAACAACAAAAGTTACTAATCTAAACGCAGATAAACTTGATGGTTTAACTTCGAGTAACTTCCTTCGTTCAAATGCTGATGATTCTGCAAGTGGTGTTATAACAATCACAAACACTACCGCAACAAATGCAACTGATGTTGGAGCTCTTGTAGTAGTTGGTGGTGTAGGTATAGGTGGAGCATTAAATGTTGCTGGTGATGTTGTTGCATATGCTTCTTCAGATGAAAGATTAAAAGATAATATTGAACTTATTTCTAATCCAATAGAAAAAGTACAATCACTTAAAGGTGTTACTTGGGATTGGAATGATAATGCAGATGAGTTACAACAATCATTACCAAATGTTGGTGTGATTGCACAAGATGTTGAAAAAGTATTACCAGAATTGGTAACTGATAGAGATAATGGATACAAAGGAGTAGATTATGCTAAACTTACTGGTCTCTTAATAGAGGCTATTAAAGAACAGCAAAAAGAAATAAAGTAAGAAGGAAGTTTATCTCTTATATAAGAGATTTTCTTATTTATTAATTATATAATTGAAAAAGGCAAGTCATAAATATGGCACAGATAGTTAAATTAAAAAGAACTGCGATAAGTGGTAAGATACCAAGTATATCTAATCTTGAATTAGGTGAATTGGCAATGAATACCTACGATGGTAGGATATTTTTCGAAAAATCTTCATCAGAAGAATCGATACAAGAAATACTTACAACAAATTCACATCCATATGCAGTAACGGGTTCGATTTACTTAAATGGTGCCGTAACCGCTTCACACTTCAAAGGAGATGGTTCACAATTAACAAACCTACCAACCGATATTTCAATTGCAGAAGCAACAACTGTAACTGCATCATATGATAGCGTAGATGATATTACAGTAACTCACAACTTTAATTCTTATAATGTATTGGTATCTGTTTATGATAATAGCAGAAATGTACTAATACCAGCAACAACTTCACTACCAACCGTAAATACTGCTAGAGTAACTCTTTCCGATACTCAGAGTGGATTTGTGGTAGTTGCAAAAGGTGGACATTTAATTAGTGGTTCGCAAATTGCAGATAATGCTAATAAACTTAATAGTCAAGTGGGTTCGTATTATCTAAATTGGAATAATTTTAATAATATACCTGCAGGAATAGTATCTGGTTCTGCACAATTAACATCTACTTTTGATACACGATATCTAAATACAGATGGTGATAATGTAATTTCAAGTTCTGCACAATTAACATCTACTTTTGATTCAAGATACATAAATACAAGTGGAGATGGAGTAATATCAGGTTCTTCACAAGTAACACTTTCTTCAGTTAGTGGATATAACGCAAACGAACACTTTACACAAGGAAATATTACAACATTAGGTACTGTAACAAGTGGTAATGTAAATTCAATTTTACCAAGTGGTGTAATTAGTGGTTCGGTTCAAATAACAGACCATACTACACATAAAGAAACGGTTAGTGGAGCATCTTCATATATAGTAGACCACAACTTAAATGAACAATATCCAATAGTACAATGTTGGAATACTGCAACTTCACAACAAGAAATAGCAAACACAATAACAACAAACTCAGTAAACAGAGTAACTGTTGTATTTTCAACTACATTTGCAGGAATTATAATTGTAAAAAAATAAAATATGTATGATGTGTATTATACAACTGGTGGAGGTCCATGGGTCAATGCTGGTACTGATACTTGGGTAAATTTATGGATGGAGTTAATTGCTCCTAAATTAAATGTAACTCCTATTCTTCTTTTACATAGAAACAAACCAAAAGGACATGATGATTATGAATTTCCAATAGAAGCATATTGGCATGGGGATGATATAGAAAAGTTTGAAGAATTATGTAAAGGAGCAAGAAGAATCAATATATTACATGGTCATTATACTCCAATGAAAGTAATTGATGATAATTTAGATAAAATTCATTCAAATATTTTACACAATTCAGTAGACCATATTTTAAAATCACAAACATTTACTGATGCATCACTTGGTGTTCATCCATATTTAGATTCCGAGTGGGAAAGTAAAATTAATAAAATTTCAAAACATTCTATATGGGTTGGATTATTCGATATTGGAATACCAAATAAAACTATACATAATTTTTACGAATTTAAACATAATTTAAAATTATCCGATTCAAATAATTTAGGTTTTGCTTCAAGATGTGAGGGTAGAAAAAATCCACACTATTTAGATGGATTATCTAGTTACTTATTTACGGATTCCAAGGAATTTAATGTTATTTGGAAACATGGTTCAAAATTAGATACATCTAAAATGAAAATATATCATTATAATTCTAAACATAAAGATATCTTTTATAATATGGATTGGGGAATTTCTCACTCATCTTTTACAAATGAACCATTTGGGTATGGTATATTTGAAGCAGTAGATTATGGTAAACTACCAATATTACATACATCTTGGTGTACCGATTTTGAGTATCCATATAGAGCTTCATCTAAAAAAGAATTTAATCATATTTATAGTAGGTTAAACGAAACCACATATTCAGAAAAAAATAAATGGTTTAATTTGTTAAAAGAATACATGATTAACAATTATACTAGTAAAGATAAGTGGGTAAACGAATTACTTAATATTTATAATATATAGGAAAGAATATATATGGCAATTTCAGCAGAAGAAACACTTAGTTTAAATAATTTAGCATTAGCAACTGGTAATACCGAAGGTTCAAATGTATCATTGGGTGGTATAAAAGGTTCGCCATCAGCTGGTGATAATATTTCACTATCTTCATTTGGAATAGATTCAGTTGGTTCATTATCTGGATATACTTATGCTGTTGAATCTACAAACGAAACATATACATTAGCATTTGGTGGAGAGGGTTCTAACTTTGGACAAATAAAAGGTAGATATCAAAACTTTACTTGGGCAGTAAGTCCAGGATATAATTCAGCACCACAAACATCAGGATTTTTATCAATCAATTCAAATCAAGATTATACTGGTGTAATTACAGTTGGTGGAATGAATCCACAAGGTACAAATTCACAAACAGATTTATTGGGTACTGTATCACACACATTATCAGTAACTTTTGCGGATGGGTTTAATCATCATGCAGGTAATTACGGTAGTGCAAGAACTAAAACTGTTTACTCAGTAGATTCTTATGATGGAAATTCAACTGCATTATGTTTAGTATCCGATACTTTGGTTAAAATGAGTGATGGAACTGATGTTGAAATTGGAGACTTAGAAGAGGGTGATAGATTAAAAGGATATAGTTTACCAGAATATAATGATGATGTAAACTTATTAGAATATCAATATGATGGTGATGATACCATCGATGAAACAGAAGTAATTGTACAAGATGTAGTTTTCTCATTTTCTGAAAGAACGTATGATATTAACGAAGGAACGATAGTAGGTACATCAGAACACCCAATGTTAGTTAAAAGAAATAATAATTTATTATTTAAAACACTTGGTACTATAACAGAAGGTGATTTATTAATAAGACATGATGGTTCTGAAGTAGAAATAACAAGTGTAAATGTAAACAATGAAATTACTGAAATAGTATCACTTGATGTAAGTTCACCTGATACCTATTTAGCTAATGGATTTATATCTCACAACAAGGGAGGAAATTCTCATTCAGATTTAGGTAATCCTGGAACTCCAGCTACATTAACATATAGTATCGATAATAGTACAGAAAAAATGTTAAATTGGACTGAGGGTAGTGAAAGTGGTACAGGTGGTATTACTGCGTATGATGTACAAGTAAATACAAACTCTGGTTTCACTGGTACTATGGTATTTAATTTTACCGAATATAGTGGTACTTCACTAAATGTTGTAAATGCAACTACAAGTGGTACTACATATTATGCAAGAGTAAGAGCAATTGACCATGGTTTAAAATCTGGTTACAAAACTCTAACATTTACTGCATAAAAAATACGTTTTAGTAAAAACTTTATATTTATATATATCGAAATAGTTTTATTAAAAATAACAAAATGGCAAAAGAAATTAAGTTTACAAACGATGAGGTAGCATCATTAGAACAATTAAGACAAGATGTTGCAAACATTTTTACAAAATTGGGACAACTATCAATTGAAAAGAAAAGAAGAGTTGATGAAATAGAAACACTTGAAGGAGAATTATTAAATCAACATTCAAATTTACAATTAGAAGAACAGAATATGTTTAAAGGGTTAAATGAAAAGTATGGTGATGGTAATTATGAACCAACAACTAACGTTTTCACACCCAATGAACAACCAAAGAAAAAAGATAAAGAACAAAAATAGTTCTTTTGAAAAGTTAATTTATATTTATATGTGTATCATTACACAAATAACATAACAAGGAGTAATAAAAAATGGCAGAAAAAATTGTATCACCTGGTGTATTTACGAGAGAAAATGACCTTTCTTTCCTAGCACAAGGGATTGGAGAAATCGGAGCAGCTGTAATTGGACCTTTCCAAAAAGGGCCTGCATTCGTACCAACCGTTGTTAGTACACAATCAGAATTTGAAGAAATATTCGGCACACCTAATGGTTCATACTATACAGGATATACCGTACAAAATTATTTAAGAGAAGCAGGAACAGTAACAATCGTAAGAGTTGGTCAAGTAGGTGGTTATACACAGACTAGAGCAGCTGGTATCGTAGTTAGTGGTTCTTCTGCAGAAGGAGGACAAAAACTAATTGGAGTTTTACACTCTACTGCAATCGGAGTACTAGATGGAGATGGAGTAATTGGCGATGGTGAAGCATCATCTTTACTAATAGAATCAGAAGCATCAGCATCAGCATTCTCAATCAGCGGTTCGGAAATCGGAACTGGTATATCAGCATCTGTACTACCAAGTGCAGGAAATGATATATCTGACGTATTTGGTGAATCTGCTAGAGGAAATAAGAATGTATATGTAAACAAATACTTTGAAAAAGCAGCTGGAGATTGTACAAACAACTTCCTAAGTGGTTCATCAGTAACATTAATTGAATTAGGTAATCAAGAATTCACACAAGATATTCAACACGCTTCCACTCCTTGGATACAATCTCAGTTGATTTCCGGTGAAAGAAGTGATTTATTTAGATTTCATACTATTGGAGATGGTGGAAACTATAACAAAGAATTTAAAATAGCAGTATTCAACGTAAAAGCAGCTGGTTCAAACAATTCTACTGATTACGCAACTTTCTCAATTGCAATTAGAGGATACTCTGATACAAATAAGAGACCAGTAATTTTAGAAACGTTTAGTAATCTTAATTTAGACCCTGCATCACCAAATTACATTAAGAAAGTAATAGGTGATAGAAACGTTGTAATTGATGCAAACGGAAAACAAACAGAAAACGGAGATTATGTAAATCGTTCTAAGTATGTAAGAGTAGACTGTAAAGTTGAAGGTTCATTCCCTGTAACTGCAGGACCATTTGGACACGCAAAATACTCATCACCACTAAGTGGTTCAGATAGTATTACACCTGGTGTAATATTCTCAATTGATTCTAAAGATAATAGTGCATCAAATGGTGTACAATTTAGTGGAATTGATTTAGAGACTGGTACTGTTAAAATTCAGAACGCACATTTCTTATCACCAATTCCAGTTGGAGCCGGTAATGGTTCAAATACTGTATTTGCATTTGATGATAGTGTAACAATCGCAGATGGTAGCGAACACTCATTCGGTTTCGAATTGACTGGTTCAGCCGCTGTTGATATTAATAAAAGACAATTCATCGTTGGATTCCAAGGTGGATTTGATGGTGTATCACCAACTACTGAAATAGCACTTGCTGGTTCATCTGCAAACTATGGTAGTGGTAACCAACAAGGATTTAATTGTTCAACTTCAGCTGCAAGTGGTTCGGTTGCTTATATAAAAGCAATTAACTCAGTATCTAATCCAGATGATTTTGATATCAACTTAGTATCAGTACCTGGTATTGTAAGAAGACATCACTCATATGTATTTGATAAAGTAGTTGATATGTGTGAAGCTAGAGAAGATGCATTCTTCATTGGAGATGTTGTAGGGGTAACTTACAATTCATCTAATGGAAACGTAACATCAGATACTATTTCACAAGCAATTGAACAAGCAGGTAACTTAGATAGTAACTATGTAGGTACTTACTACCCATGGGTTAAAACAATCGATTCAAGAACGAATAGATTAACATCTGTTCCACCATCAGTATTGATGCCTGGAATATATGCAGCCAATGATGCTGTTGCCGCTGAGTGGTTTGCACCAGCTGGTTTAAACAGAGGTGGTATTGTAGGAGCAATATCTGTATTGAATAGATTAACACACGCTGAAAGAGATACTTTATATGAAGGAAAAGTAAATCCAATCGCATCTTTCCCTGGAGAAGGTATTGTAGCATTTGGACAGAAAACTTTACAAGATAGAGCATCTGCTTTAGATAGAATTAACGTAAGAAGATTAATGATTAAAGTTAAGAAGTATATTGCTTCAACTTCAAGATACTTAGTATTCGAACAGAACACCGCTTCAACAAGAGGTAGATTCTTAAACACTGTTAATCCTTATTTAGAAGGAATACAACAAAGACAAGGACTTTACGCTTTTAGAGTAGTGATGGACGAAAGTAATAACACACCAGATGTTATCGACAGAAATATATTGGCTGGACAGATTTTCTTACAACCAACAAAAACTGCTGAATTCATCGTGTTAGATTTCAACATCTTACCGACAGGAGCATCGTTCTCGGCATAATTAATTAAAAATAAAAGTAAACTATATTTATAATAGAATATAATAGGAGAAAAACAAAATGGCAGAAGTATTAGAATTTAACGATATGTTCTACACCAACTTTGAACCAAAGATGAAGAACAGATTCATCATGGAGATAGATGGTATTCCTTCATATCTGATAAAAACAGCAAACAGACCTTCAATATCATTTGAAACTGTTACACTTGACCACATAAACGTCAAGAGAAAATTAAAAGGTAAAGGTGAATGGCAAGATGTAGAGATTACTCTATATGACCCAATCGTTCCAAGTGGAGCACAAGCTGTAATGGAATGGGTTAGAACATCACACGAATCAATAACAGGTAGAGATGGGTATGCGGATTTCTATAAGAAAGACCTCCAAGTTTATATGTTAGGACCAGTAGGTGATAAAATTGAACAATGGACTCTTAAGGGTGCATTTATCAACAACGCTGTGTTTAATGATTTAGATTGGTCTTCTAATGACCCTGCCGAAATCACATTGACACTATCGTATGATTACGCAATTTTAGAATTCTAATATTACCTCCAAAATATTTTTATAATGAAGAAAAAAGTTCTCTTAGTGAGAACTTTTTTTGTGTCTTATTTCTAATTTTTTAAAAGTTATATATTTATATACGAACAATTAAAATAAAAGTTATATGGCAAATTACGATTTTCCTACCGAAGTGATATCATTACCATCACAAGGTAAATGTTACCCAGAAGATAATCCCCTTTCTTCAGGAGAACTTGAAATTAAATACATGACTGCGAAAGAAGAAGAAATTCTTGCTTCACAGAATCTTATTCGAAAGGGGGTGGTACTTGATAAGTTATTTGAATCAATTATAGTAGATAAGAAGGTTAATATCGATGATATTATACTAGGGGATAAAAACGCTATAATGTTAGCAGCTCGTATCTTAGGATATGGTTCTAAATATAGGGTTCAAATTCAAGATGAAATGGGTGAAGCACATGAAACAGAAGTTGATTTATCAAAAGTACAAACTAAAGAAACAAATCTTGATAATATAAATGTAGAAAATAATTATACATTTACTACTTCAACTGGTGTAAATCTTGAATGGAAATTACTTACACATGGAGATGAAAAGGCAGTAGAAGCTGATATTAGAGCAATTGCAAGACTAAACAAAGATGGTGCATCCTCTGAATTAACAACGAGGTATCGATATATGATTACTTCAGTTGATGGAGAAACTGATGTTAAAACAATCAATAAATTTATAAATAATGCTTTCTTAACGAGAGATACAAGAGCATTCCGAGAAACTGTTAGGGAACATCAACCTGATATTAATATGGAATTCGATTGGATTAACCCAAATTCTGGTGAGAGAGAGGTGAAACCCATTCCAATGGGTGTGGGGTTTTTTTGGCCTACCGATTAATTACTCTTCGATTCTTCATAAACAGATTTTTGAATTATGTTACTATGGAAATGGATTTACTCAAGAAGGAGTTTATAGGTTACCAATACACATAAGAAATTTCTATTATAATGAGCTTTCTAAGGCAAAAGAGGAAGAAGCTAAACAAATGAAGAATAGTAATAAATCTCAGAGTTCATCACCACAAGGACCAAATGTAAATGTG